GTGTCTGTGGGAGAAAAAGCTCCCACTCTTTTAGTCATCGAAGGAAGCACCAGTGGATGTAATCACAAAGTCAATTGCAATGTATTCAATAGCGCGGGCTGGCTTAATCATGATCTTCGCATAGAGAATGTTCTGATCGATTAAGTCGGGGGTTGTAGTAGATTCATCAAGAATCAACTTATAATCTGTGATACCAAACTGCGTCTTCACATTGGAGAGCAATGGTTCAATAAGACCCTTGAAACGGTTCCATGTGGCTTGAACATTTTGTTCAAACAGAACCTTTGTGGCCAACACTGAAATTCGCTTCTTCAAGTAAATAACGAGCCTTCTCACATTAATTCTATCAAGTGCGCTATGACGCTGTTGAAGTGTCTTCTGTCCGAAGACTACGATTCCCGTAGATGGGAAAGAAGCAATGGGGTTAATATCGGCATCATAAAGCAAATCACGTTCTTTCGAGGTGAGCCTCTGTGTAACACCTGTAACGGGGATACCCGCAGCACCCTCTGAAAGACCACCTCTGTTAAATCCTGCTGGAGCAAACCAGACGGCTGTGCGCTTCTCAGAGGAAGCTAAGACACCCATCATTGCCACAGAAGGTGGAATCCACAACATGCGCCCACTGTTTTCGTCGCGGGTTTGAACCCATGGATAGAATGTCGCGCCATAACTAGAATCAATAATTCTATCTCGCAGAGATGATACAGCCTGTGTGGGGGTAGCCTGCAAACGTTGAGGTTTGGTAGGATAATACGCCTCGGCTCGTGGAACATATACATCGGGCAGATCAATGACTGCCATTGCATCCGCTCGCTCTTCACATACGTTAATCATATGTGTTGTAAGACTCGGTAACGTTAAACCGGGGGCAGTCAGCAAGTTCATATTAAGTACCTCGGGATCTGCTATGGTATCAATCGCTCTCTTCCAAGTATAGAAGATAGAATTATTAAGATTTGTAGGACTCCCGGTCATTCCCTTGTTATAGACGGGATCCGGCACCGTGATATCAAACCCATCGAAGGCACCGAAAATCGGAGTCGTGAATTTATCATAACCGGCATTAAGTAATGTGGTGTAGGTAAAGGTAGGTCGAGCACTAATGCTGGTACCGGCGGCACGACTTCCCGACTGATAGAAATAGGCATTAGCACTTGACGATGCGATGTTGTCCAGAGAAAATACTGTGGAATAATCATCGACGCCTGTAGCGCCACCGTCGCCGCCGCCTCCTCCAAAGTTAGCATAAAGCAATCTACCATAAGCGCCCATTCCGGGATCGGAGCGAGTGCTGGTAGCTGTTCTAGTGGACTGGAATCCGAAGTAAGCTCGGGTGGGGTCGCTCAAACCACCATCAGAAGCTGAGAGCCGTAGACGAGGGGCTGGGAATTGTATTGTACCGCTCATTGGCGAACCCGCTCCCAGTCCTAACGCAATAGATCCAGAAAGCCATGCCGCTCCTTGCGCCTTCGCTCCACCGCCGCCGGGGATATATACTCCACCGGTAATAAATGATCCTCCGGCGGTATCACCTTGCAAACCATTCCCCCAAAGATCTGTCACTGTCTTAAAACGCGGGGGAGCAAAATAACCGAAAGGAATTAAGGTGGGGTCAGTGGCGCCAGCATCCACATCCGAATCTACTACTACATATACAAATTTAGATTGGTTATCATATTCACCATATGTCTTAAGGGTGCGTGCAGTTTCATCCCACTTAGTATACTTATCTCCCAGCTTGCGGGCAATATAATTAGGGGATGTTGGGTCAAGGTTAAGATTATCAAAACGCTCCATTACTACTACATTACTATCAGTGTCTCGCAGCATGCGGAGCACCACCGAGAATGTACCATAATCAGTAGTTGTAGTCGTAGAGGCATTAATATTTTCAATGGATACCTTAATATTTTTCGAGAGCCATTCGCCATGTCCGCGACCAACTAGACGGAAAAGTTTTTGCTGGTTAAAGGGGACGTAAGAAGAATAGGTTCCCAGATCTTGTCCGATAAACCACCCTGTGCGTCCTTCCCGAGAAGGCTGTCCAAGCATTTGAGATGGTCCTGCTGCGGCGGTATTTTGAATAGCTAAAAGAACTGCTCGCAAATTGTTGCCTGTAGTTAAACTGTTATCCTGAAGTGTTTGTGCAAATGTTTCTCCCAACCAATAATCTTTAAACGATGATGTCGGGTAGAACCTTCCAGATTGGGCTGTTAACTGAGGATTAGTATTAAATTTCTTCCCAATCCAATTATCCGATGTATCATCTAGTCCAAAGGTTACTTTTTCGGTATTCGTGCCGGCAATTACAACTGTGAAAAGTCCATTACCATCGGGCATTGCAACAATACTACCAGTTTGCATGACGGTGGTGAGCCCATCCGCGCCCAGACCACGACCATTGGGAGTTCCTGTGTTGGCTCCTCCATATAGGGTGCCTGAAAGTTGAATACTAGCAGCCCCACTAAGATACCATATAGCACCTAAACTTCCGGTTCCTAAGTTAGCACCGGATGCAGATGGGAATACCCATAAACCGTAAGCGCCTCCGTTAGAAGAAGCAGTCGGGTTAGCGGTATTAGTCGTCTTCCAGCCTGCTTGTGCCGCCGTCGTGCCATCTTGGTTAGTATCTTGTTGTCCTAACAGGCGGATATAAGTAAGGGGTGCTACATTAGCGTTTAAGAATGCCTTGGCAGCGAAAGTGCCATACATGGGAGAAATCAAGTTTCCATCCCTATAAACGTCTCCACCGCTAGCCCCGGGAACCGTGTCACCAAACATATTCACAAAATCGGAATAAGATTGAACCTTAACAGGCTGCATCGCAAGTCCACGAGAAGCTCGCCCAACTACTACAGGACCAATTGCCTCGGCAGATTTGGGAATAAAAGAGTTGTCTATCTCATTAATAAACACCCCAGGAGATACAAATTTAAAATTCTTAACTGACATTACTCGGTTCCTTATAAAAAAATGCGATTAAATGATAGTGCAATCATTAAATAAATAGTAAAATGATTTCCAAACGTCGTCCTGAAAAGAAAGAAAAAGTAATTTTGAGTTCAGGATCTACCCCTTGGACCCAGTATTAAACAAATTAGCATTTCCCGGCGCAACAGCGTGTTCAGTAGGGAATTGAAATTCAACTGTATTCTCGTCTATTCTTACAATGGGGCGATCATCGTTCTTCCCTTCTCCGATAAGATATCCCAACACTCTAATGGTGACATCGGTTTGAAACATCCGCATTTCTTCTCCCAGATCACTTACATTGTTTCCTTGCGTAAACCCTTGATCAATAAAAGCTTCGTAGAGATGTCCATTACGTCTCATCACAAACGCATTAATTTGACCTGTTCTTGCCATAAAGGGACTTACTAATTCATTCATTTGTTGTTGATATTCACTTTGGATAACAATTTTATATTCTACATTGATATATACTGGAATTGGAATAGATAATGACTGAATAACAATCTTATGGTTTTTTCTCGGATAAAACTTTTGAGGAGTTCCTGCGGAGGGTGGTTTACGTACATTATTAGAAACAGCAAAATTTCGTGTTTTGTCTTCTACGATACGTTTAGCAATTACCATTCTCCCTGTTCTTCCATTTTTATTTTTAGAATAATAATTTGCTTGAAAGCCGCCTTTACGATTAGGATCTTTGATGATATTAGTTCTTTCAACACTCACAACGGGAAGCTTAAGAGCACCATTATCATCCCGTAATGCTCGATCATCTTTAATCTGGAAGGATCTCTCTGGAGCTTGCCAAAGTACGGGTACAGCAGTAAAGCCTCTATTCGTTGTGGCGGATAATTTTAAATCCTCTTTGAGCCATGAAACGATGGCCATATCAATAGTTTCAATAGTAGACTGAAGCATCCCAATATCTTCAAGTGTCTGGGGGTCTGCTCCAATTGGCAAGAGAGCAAAATCAAAGTCACTAATTGGCATCGAAGAGCCCCTCCCTTGCTCGTCTACATCGTGCAGCAATTTCAAAATAATGATCTACTTGTCCGAAAAGCAGATGAGATTGAACGAGCTTTACAATCTCATAATAATTATCACCATATAATACAAAGTCTCCTTCACGAATATACATGTTCTGATCTTGCTCTAAGCGCCGCTTATGAAAATGAATATTCACTTCCCAAGATTTATCAATACCTGCATTAGGTAGATATGTCGTCGTATAATCAGTAAATTCTACTAAAGCATAAATTCTTACCGGTGGTAAGAAGGTTTTTTTAATAGCTTCTCCATATAATTGATGAAAGTCAGTCGCCTCTATATCAATAGGATAATAGAGAACCTGTTGTCCGATGACCTTTTCAATAAGTTCATCGTTAATTTGTTTAACAAGATCTCTTTCTTTCTTCCCTAAAAAGAGTGGGGGCGGTGGGCTTGCGGGTCTTTTCCATTCATTGGACATACTCTATCATCCTACAAAAATTGGAAGGGGTGAAACTTTAAAGGTGGCCTCCACTGCTTCCACTGTCTCCTGATCGCGCTTAGCAAGTGCGGGATATTCGATTTCATTCAGGATTTCTCTCAGTTTATCTTTTAAGTCCGCTTGTTCTTCTTTAGCTTGAGAAATTAGTTCACTGTGATTGAGGGTAACGCTCGATCCTGGGATCGGAAGCGTTTGAAACTTACCTCTAATCTGCCCCAACATTTCTTTACATAATGCTAAAGTATATTTTCTAATCCATTGTTTACCAATGGAGTTAATATTCATATAAGGTAAATTATCGAAAGGAATGGTATTAACGTTATTAATACCCTCGTTGCCCGTATAATAAGTCTCATCGGCATCCCAAGCATCAGTGGAAATATAAAATTTAACCCAGACGCGCGGTAGATCGGCAATTCCCCAATACGATGGTTGAGGAAAGAGTCGCAACATATTATCAATTAATTCATAAGAATAATGAGAGGTTCGTGTATAGATCGAATCTTCATACATAATAGCTTGCATTTTGTTTTGCCACGTGGGAATGATCTCAAATGTAGAATCATCTGCAAACTGTCCATAGGTCGAATAGTTTCCTACCACACCTATGCCTCCATAATAGCCATAGAAGCGCCACATTGCGCGTGGAGACTTGTAAAAAACTTTAGTAACATAGAGACGCTTGTCATTAACTTTGCCAGCATACGGGACTGCGTTGCCCTGGCCATTAACCCCCGACGCCGATGCCGATCCAATAATCTCTTGGAGATCATAATCTTGAACCTCGCTCGATACTTCGATAGAAGCTGAATATTGTCGTCGGGTTCCGCCAAAGCCCGCTAAACTTGCGGCGCCGTCGCCCACCCGATGTGCATATCCTAACTTGACACGCGGATATTTAAGGTTAACTCCTGCAGGACCACTAACTCTATCACCTTTATGGTCAAATGTGCCCGTAGTATCTCCCAACACCGTTGAAAGAATGTTTTTCCCTTGGTGGAGGTTAATAATATAAGAATATTCTAGAACCGCTTCCTCATATGCCGCATAAACATTTGAAGGAGTTAGTTCAATATCTACAACATCACCTCCCAGCTTTTTATATATGTAAGCAACTTGAACTGCAGCACCCGATAAGAATGCTACAGAACCGGTATAGATTCCAAAAGGAACTGCTGTGGCAACATCCCCTATAGTTCCAGTGGCTGGTAGAACAACAGCGCTTGTTTGTGATTTGGGACTTAAATTTTTAGGCATGCATGCGTACTCCTACACATTAAATAGTAAAGACGCCTACAAAACTCAATATCGATAAACGTTTATTTTATACCTTGGTCGTCTTAGTTTTCTTTGATATTTTGGTCTTGCCCTTCACGCTCTTTTTAGGAATTACTGTGCGTTTCGGTTGAGTTACCTTTGTAGGGGCTACTGCTTCCACCGTTGAGGTTTCGGCCTTTAAAGTTACAGGCGCGGGTTCTACCACCACCGTATCCTCTACGCCGACCGTGTTGACGGTGCGTGCTTTCACCTTCCACGCAAGTCTTTTTCTTGGGTTCATCTTTAATTCTCCTTTGTAAAGATTTCACCAATAAGTAGTTGCTTTGCTCTTAAAAAGAAAGCCCCACCCCGTTAGAGGTGAGGCTTAAAAATAAAAGTTAATTTACTACTAATTTAAATCAGGAATAAGCAACCCAAATTGCACTAGCGTCAGTACCAGAGCCATTAACATACCAATTCGTACCATCACAGCGATATTCAAGGTATGAACCTTGTTCTGTGGTGGTTGTAATCGTTGCGGTAGTAAAGCCCGTTCCGGGTGTAGTGTTTGCTACAACGGAAAGAGTCCCGTTAAAATCAGCCAATACGCTCCCAAAGCACAGGGTGCTAGTAGCAACAATTGTGGCTGCGTTTGAGGGGGTATTTTCTACCACTACAAACTTATAATATAGCCCTTTTGCGGCCGCTGGGAGTGTAACATCTACGCCTGTAGAAGTACAATCAATAGTAATAATTCTTCCACTATCCAATGCCGTCAAAGTCTTGTCTGCTGTGAGTGCGCCGACGCCGTCCTTAACACCCGAGAGTGACCTCCCGTTCATTTGTAACTCTCTCTTTAAATTCTCAATTAATGCTTGGGTTCTCGCCAAGCCTACTCTATTTCCCATTTTTTAAACCCTCCATTTATAATCATGTTTAATAACACGGGATGAATCTTAAGATTCACGAATAAATAGTCGTTATAACAAATGAAAGCCTCCGTCAAAAAGGGAGGCTTTGCCTTCATTTGGCTATTTTAAGCTATTTTTTAGCTCGTGACATAACGTGCAACCACAGCGGACCCCGG